TTAATTTTTGTGTTCTTCATTACACGTCACACCTTTTGCATGGTTTCGTAGAATATCAGATAGCCCAATTTTAAGACTAGCTCCATGCTTTGACAATACGGAACGGATATTCGGCTCCAATGCACTCGCAATTGCTTCTATAGGATCTCCTTCTACTGGAACGAAAGTTATCGTGTATCTCTTCTTATTTTTCTGCCCCATAACATCACCCATTCTTACGCTATGCACAAGGGCTTTTCCTCTTTACCCTTGCTCGTTGCCATTGCTGCTGTTTTTGGTGATTATCAGATTAAGTATTGATGCCAATTTATAAAAAGCTCTCCAACGTATCTTGCTATATGTTCCTTCACTAATCGGTGGCTGAAAAGTGAAGTTGTACACTTTTTGGTCTGTGATGTAATCATGCTCAATCGTCATATATCGTTCTGTTATCAGGAATCGTTCCAGCCGTGGCATCCTCTTAACTGCCCGCTCTATTCGCTCACAATAATCCTTGGCAGCAGCCTGAGCATCGACGTTGTACATGGCGATATTGGCCGTTTGATCAGAAGTGACGTTTGTAGGGCTGCTGCGCGGCATGTCACTGTAACTGGCGGTTGTACCCGCCTCTCGTTCCTCGAATGTGATGTACTTGTATATCCTATATTGCTCCAGAGCAGCCTCTACAGCCGCTTGGGTAGACCTCCGGTCAATCTCCGGCAAGAAGCTTTGTTGCCCCATATAAACACCTCGCTAAACTGGTTCCCCGGACTAAGCCGGGGAGAATGATTGCTGAATTACTTATTGTTGCTCATCGTCTGGCTTCTCGCCTTCAAGATCCATCTGCGCTTGATTGGGGTCCTTGGCTACATCAACCGTACCGTCCTGATTGATCGTTCCACGCTTGCCCTCGCGGTGTTGCTTCTGCTGCTCTTGGAAGTCCTCAATATCCATTTGTGATTCTGTTATAGTTAGATCCACGTCCGATCCAGCAAGCTTGTAGAATTCAAATGTTTGAGCTGCGGAGGAATCACCCTTTACCTCAAATTCCAATACCGTCTTTTTGGAGTCCTTAGCTGATTTCTTGAATTCGGCGGTGAGTTTCACACCCTCCAAGGTGGAAATAGTGAGTTCTACCACCTCACGGGTCATCTGGTTAAGCTCGGGACGGCGCTCGTCCTCGCCTTTCACGTAAAATTGCACAAGTTCTTTTTTGCTATCTTTAGTCTGTTTATTAAAGTGGGCCTTCACTGTAATGTTCATAGGTTGGTTTCCCCTCTCAGAAATCGAATTGTTTTTGATTTTCTTGCGATTTTATAAGCCGCTGCAGATACCACTCTGCCTTACGTAGATCCTCGGCCCCGTTCTTCCGCTTCCAGCGCCAGATGTACTTAATCACCTGTCCAGTGTTGTACGCCTCAGCTCCGCTCAATCCGGTTGTAGCTGCCTCTATTGCCTCTATACACTCCACCTTGCCTGCGGTGTAATGAGCTGGGCTATTAACCATGTCTGGGTTGGTCATATACATCCTCCAATCTATTAATCAATGACTAACAATATTGCTGCCGTCACACCAAGGAGTACCGCAGTCGCCACGGCTGATTGGGTTACGATCATAAAAGCTATTCGAGATATCAACCTGTCTGCACTATCAGGGATTTTCTTGTCCGGATGCATGTGCCTCATCCTCTCTGTAAGACTCAATCTCTTCCCTAACCTTTTCAATCGAAGTTAATCCATATCTAAGCAAGTTCACTCTGCTTACATAGTTCTGGAATGGCAGAAGGCGTTCCGTTTCCTCAACCTCAAGTTTGTAAAGGAGGTAAGTATCCGCTTCGCTAAACCCTAAATCCAGCAAAAACTTCCTGTCTTCATACGCAGCTGTCGCAGCAAAAGTGTTCCATCGTTTTAGTTCTTCCGTTGTTGCACTGAATGCTTTCCTGAAGTCAGCAAACATCCGTTTTCTCCCCTCTCGGCCCGTTCCCAATGATAATTACTCTATCTCCTATCTGATCGCCTTTGACCAAGACACCTACAACATCATAGGTTTGTGTTAGTGTCTGTACACGCTCAGATCCATTAGCAACTACCCTTTGGGCTAGCTCCCCTAACATATCAGGAGTTATCTGTAGGGCCTCGTACCCACCGTCTTTAAGCAACGCTGTCACCTGCATTTGCTTGGCTTTGGTCATCTATATATCCTCCCCAAGCCATTGTTTAGCGTGGTCTCGGGCTAATTCAACTCCCTCGATCTTACCCTGCAGCCTGTTTTCCTCATGCTTGTCTTTACATTCAGTGGCTCTCGCTAGCAATTTTTCGAGCCCTCGTATCATTATGTCTAATTCTCCGACGAACTCCTGCTTGTCCATGTATATCCTCCTTACGGGTAGAACCCAGATATGATGCTCTACCCGATTGTTTTGTTGGGTTCGATGGAATGGTTAGCTCCTATGATCCGATTCAATGTCGTCCATAATACGCTGTAGGTCTCCAAGGTCGATGTTGTTGTCCTCTATACCCTTTTTGATCATCTCTTCGATTTCAAACTTCAGATCAAACCACATCCCGTAGTAATTTGGCCCCACGCTTATTCATCCTCTCTATTTGGGTATATGGGGTAGGTTATTCCCCCTCAATCCAAACTGCATCATATCCTTGCTTTTCATCGTTTGGGATAAGTTCTGTATGAGCTTCTTTTCCAGTCTTAGCGAGTATGATGTACTCTTCTCCGTATGAATCATTATCAGCTACAAACTCTTTAGCCTCTTCCAGCGCAGCTTCATAGTCAGCTAGAGCCTCTTCATAACTTCCTTCAAAGCGCAATCCTTCATTATTATCAACCACAACCCACTTGCTGCCCTTATCTGCCCTCTGTAGTTGGACTATGGTCTGTTGTGCCTCTCGATGTGATTTTGCTAGTGTGCTATGTTTGTTGAGCAAAGAGTCGTATTCTCCACGGCTTACACATTTGTCTTGTAGCCCTTCAAAGGCCGCATGTGCTAATCCCGCCTCTTTCTGTGCCTTTTCTAGCTTCTCGGCCTTACTCGCAAGCTGCCGCCGTAACTCTGCTGCCTCATGTTCCATCTTGAGGTATTGCTTATCGGCGTTATCAAATGCTTTTTCCCATTTTGCGGACCGTTGTTGTGCCTCTTCTAGCTCCTTGAGTAGATAAGGTATGGAGTCGTTAATATTCTTTTGGCTGGAAACGACCTTTTTCAATTCTTCTGTTGTGAATTCCCGTTTTCCAGCTTCATTTTCGAACGTGTTCACGCAATTGTAGCTTGCCCGTATCTCTTCTATACGTTCACTCACCGCTACTCACTCCTTCCGTGTGGAGTACAAGGTGCTTGTCAGGGTCAGGCACTCTTTTAGACCAGCCGCCACAGTCTACATCTGCCCAGCTCCGATCCTTGGCTATACGCTTGACCTTCCCTACTCCGCCTGCCGCGAACTTTACCGAATCGCCCTTATTGATCATGCCCCTGTACCTCCTAATAGCTCTGGATTCTCGTATATGTTGCCTATGACCTCGGCACAGTACCGGACACGGTGCAGCAACCATGACCCTGCACAAAGCTCCATTCTCTCGTTGAATCCCACCTCATAATTTCCGTCCATCTGTATCGCGCCTTCAAATGGGTGCCCTTTGATCTGGATTATATCCCCCTCATAGATTTCCTTTCCCGAGCGGTCTTTGAGGCCTGTGTATTGACCTACTGTTTCTGGATCAACTTCGTTCGTGAACGGGGCTTCTGTATTCACAAAACTCCCATCGCTGTCGATACATGCTCCAAATCGGTTGTCTACTATGAACTTTCTACCTCCGCCCTGTTCACCTAACAATTGGATCAAGTCTCCGTATGTCCATTTGCCGTTATCCAGTCTCTTACCTCTAAACTTAATCTCTCTCATGACTCACTACCTCCTTGGGATAAGGTCATATATGCAGCCTCAGCACGTTGGCGGCTGCTTGCCATCAGGAACACCCCTACTCCGTTATAGGAGAATAGGTCATTTTGACTGTAGCTTAGTGGGTCGCTGTCGTTTTCCCACAGCTATATTAAGCTGCTGGTCTGTCATATCCTGTACTTGTGTCATGACCCAACCTCCCTAACCTCTATGTGGAACAGTGACAATATCTTTGATAGCTGCGCCCGTGGCGGCGCTCCGAAAGCGTGGATCTTCTCAATCTCGGTTCTCCAGTACGCTGTACAATCCTCAAACGCCTTACTACGAGCCTTGTCGCGTTCATCTGCAGCAATATGAGCAAGTGCCAGTTCAATGGTTTCCTGAGCATTCTTGGCTGTCAGGACTACATGATTACCGTGTTTCTCGAAATCTTGCATAGTGTATATCCCTCCCTGTTAAGGCCCTAAGCCCTTAAACCTATTTTCTTCACCTTCATGCCCTTTTCAGTTAACAACTCATATGCCCAGTCGATGCAGTGTTCAGCGGCTTCATCCCGAGTAACGTCTATGCCAGCCTCCGCGATTCGTTCCATCACAAGGCCTAATTTCACAGCGTGTTCCTTGCTGATTCCAATCTTTTGTCCGCTCATGTCATCTGCTCCTTAATTTTGAAGTTGGGGTTTAAGAGGCCCGTAGGCCCCTATTCAGGCCTGCTGTAGCAGCTCCGCAACCTCAGGATTATGATTCGGCTCGCACTTGGTAGGAGACTGGTCAAACACTTCCAACGTCAACCCGTCTGTAGTGAATTCGTGCAGATAATAATTATGGAGTTTGACTTCTTTGTTCTGTGTCGCCTCTCTCACTTCGATTTTATCTCCAATTACTCGGTCTACTGTTCCAGACGCATAGACCTCTGCGCCTTCCTCATTCCTGCCTGACACAATAACGAAGTATCCTCTTAAACTTGGATTGAACACCCATGCTTTCACTGCTAATTCCATCTCAAATCTCTCCTTTATAGGGATATAGGGTAAGAGGCTGCTATGCCTCGATCCGAATTTATAAGTTCAATACAGCCAGTAGAGCAGCCTTGCAGATAGCCTCCTGTGCCGTTTTCGCATACGCCCAGTAATATCTTCCGTCTCGGACAAAATTCACACGTGTGTCGCCAATATCCGCCTCGCCACGTTCGACGCCACCAGATTCTTCTCCCAAAACGTTTATGACATACCTGTATCCTTCGCCCCTCATTCGCCCGATCACTTCCCAAGAAGCAGATATGTCCTCGGAATACCCTGGGACGAGATAATAGCTTTTTCCCAGCTTGATCATAGGTGCTATCTCTATGCCCTCATACGTCCTGAGTGTTTCCTGCTGCAACACTATTTCGGATACAAGGCAGTTCAGACTCTGCCCCGATCCGGTCGCCAGCACTTGCTCTCTTGTCAATGACATCCTATATCTCTCCCTTATGGTGTAGTAATCAGTTCATTAGCCAGTTCTACAGCAACGGCTTCACAAAATCTTGGCATGAGTTTATTCACAAAAGCCCTGCATGAAGCCGGGTATCCCAATGTGTAATGTTCTCCTGCGTCGGTAATTCTCGTTTCGTCATACCAGCGTACAAAGTTAGCATCGTTATCCAGCCAATCATTTTGAAAAAGTAGGTCCCATTCCTCGCGAGCACGTGCTCTCGTCAATGAGTGCTCCAATCTTTGATACAGAATGTCCTCTTTTACCCTGCGTAGCGTTTCGTCAGCATCATAACAACGAAGATTGTAAAACAGCTTTTCCATCAAGTTCCCTGGTACACCTTTTGCAAAATACTCTCTGATGTCCTCGCCGTCCCTCACCTCGAACTTATAGGCTGCGTTACCATAATCCGTCACTGCTGAGAAGACGCCTGTCGAATCTAGTGTGATGATCCCCCAGCCCTCTACTCCGTCAACTGAGGGAATATAGTACCGCCAGAACTTAATATCTTTGCTCACGCCTCATCTCTCCTTTATGTGGTGTAGTAGGAGATGTGTTATATCCCCTCTTTCCCTCGTATTTGATCGTTTATATGCTTTATGGCTGCTAGTATGGGGTATACCTGCAGCGGATCTACAGCGTTACCCAGCGCCTTAAGTCGGCCTGTGCGATCCTTTACGCCCATTGCCACTCTTGGCGGCTCCCAAGACTTCTGGGCTTGCCCCATTAGTGCCGGCTGAGGATATGACCGGATTAGATCAATCAAATCATCTAGCGACTCTATCCCACGTCCGTCCAGCCCTGCGGGAAGTTCATGAGCGTTTCCACCCATTCCGGGTTCAGTTGTCCGCTCTGTTTCGATACACACATCGACAGATTGACCTTCTTCCCATTTTCCACCCTTCGCTGTATGGCTGGGTTCGATAGATTCCCTCTGTCTCGGTCGTCCGATGCTTGCGGAGTAGGCCATAGTCCGTTTTGCACATTGTATATGTCCGTCCGTAACGACTTGCTTTGTCCTCCCCCGTGATTCCCCACGGCATCCGCTGCGCTCGGTGTGCCCCACAATGATGACTCTGTCTCTCTTATGCGAGGCGCCGACAGCTGCAGCCGGTAACACATATACTTGGACTTGATAATCGAGGTCTTCAAGGTCTTTACAGATACGTCCGATAAGCATAGTTTCCTGTTGTGATAGTACCGCCTCATAATAGTCTTCTTCCGCCGATCTGGTAGATACTCTGCTTTCCACGCAAGCCCCCCCAGCTGGCTCTGCCATACTGAGGAGCCCAGTAACATTTTCGCCAATGAACCAAGTGGGCCTGACATCTCCAACGATTCGCACAACCTCCGGCCAGAGATAACGCTCATCGTCAACTCCTTCTCGTTGCCCTGCGTGGCTGAAGGGTTGACAGGGAAACCCAGCTGAAACAAGGTCAATTGCTCTACCGTCTCCAATGATTCCATCCTCCCTTAATCTATCTGCAGTAAGCGTGCATACATCGTCGTATATGGGTATACCGGGCCAGTGCTTGCGTAATACGCGCTGCGGGAACGGCTCTCGCTCACAAAACGCTACCGTCTGCATACCTGCCCACTTCCCGGCAAGATCAATTCCGCCTATACCTGCGAACAGGCTCAATTTACGCATCCTTGTATCCGTCCTTTCTGGAGGGGTATATGCTGTCTCCCTCCTTTATCTCAAATGGGCTATCAATAAAGCACGTAATTGTTATCCGGGAACTCTAGTACGTGGCAGAATGGGCTATTATCCGCTTCCCCTACCAGATTCCCGCAACGCATGCAATAATGCCTCACCCATAGTTCGGGGTAACCCGCCATGTTTCCGGTGGACTCTGCTTCATCGCATCCACATTTCGGGCAGAAAACATCTGAGATGGTAGCTTCTTTGGGATACTCATTTCTAGTAATCACTACAGCCGCTATCCGTTCTCTCAACTGTCTTTTATTCAGCTTCCGACCCAAGATGTACTTTTTGGTTTTACGGGATACAACGCTTATTCCGCCTGATGCATATGGTAAATACTTATAATGGCTCCATCGTGTCCGTTTCATCGTTATTCCGCCTTTCCGTATCCCTCTGCAAATACTCGTTTCGCTTCTTCCAGAGGGTGATATTCAAGTGCCTTGAGCAGTTCTTCTACCAGTCTTTCTTCCTGAGCCAAACCAATGTGAGCCCTTCTCGCCGCCATTACTGCGTATCCCAGAGCCGCTTCTTTATCCAGCATGACTCGTTATTCCTCCTTTCTAGGCCATACCTTGTTATAGGCTTGCATGTATAAGCGTGATATGCGTACTATCTTGCGTTTTTTAGCGTCCTCCGGGTTTACCAACCTAACCCTTCCCTTTGCCTCTTTAATGGGCTTATACGTGCCCTTGCGGTCACTGTAGACCCTGCCCTCAATGTCGATGTGGTATCCTGGATAGTCTTTAATGGCTTTCATCCGATTGCTCCAGGTAGGCCATTACAGCCTTGTACGGCACCTTATACTTGCGGCTGTACATAATGGCAAATGCTTCGTCACTCATGTCAGAGTAAATCGGTCGAATATCCGCAATACTCTGTTTTACATCAGCGTTGGTTGTGATGCGCTGCCCCGTAAGTTGGTTCGTTATATGTTTTTCAGTTAGCACGATTAGTCGCTCCTTTCACTGCAGAATGGGTATTAATCTCCTATTTACTGTCAGAACAAGACCCCTTGCTCCGTTTTTTGGGTATAGCTGGCCCCCGCCGAGGCTTTGCCCCGCCGTTGAGTCGTTTTTGGTTTGGATTTCTTGGCTTTGGATGGCGGCTCTATAATGGCCGTAATGACCTCCTGCTGATAGATTGGATAGTCGGTTAATCTGCTGATGCCATTGCGGAACTCATACACCGCTTTGGCTATCCTCGCAAGTACGTAGGCATCTGCTATGTTGTCCGTTGCTGCCGTATATCCCCAGTGCGCCGCAACTGCATCAATAACTAATTTCTTTGCCGCTTCACCCTTCAACCTCGTTTTGCTGCCTTTTTCTCCTATCCACTCAGATACATTGACGAACTTCTTGAGCTGGTTAGGCCGAGGAGAAATGAAGCTGCCTATCATCCGATCTGTCGCCAGCCGAGCTGCCCAGTTACAACCGGAAGACACCTTATTTGTGTCTTGTGCATCAAGAGCAAATCCCTCGATGGCCACCACATCCTCATCAAGCAGATGCCTGTATACCTCATCGTGCAGTGTGCGGATCATCCTGGGCGTATCTGCCTTGATGCCCGTAATCTCCTTGGCCCGCAATAGATTTCCGTCCTTGTCCAGCGCCACAAAGCCTGTGTGGGTCGCAGGGTCAATGCCTACAAATCTCATGCCTGACATCGCCTCCTGTCTGGCTTGAATCTCTTTGTTTTTTCGTAGTAGATGTACTTGGAGCGGATGCTTTTCAGTGACTCGTTTACGGCCTGCTTACTACTACCTATCATGAGAGCTACTATTCTTTGTGGGAATTCTTGCAGCAGCAGCCTGATAACACTCTGCTCATAACGTGTTAGGCTTTGGATGAAGTCCTTGTAAGATATCAGCGAATGATCATCAAGCATAGATCCTGCTAATGTCTCATACCAGTCATATGACTGATTGCCCTCGCTTCTCTTCCGATCCATGTAGACCACTCTCGACAACCTCAGTCTATATTTATCCGCCTCCGAAGCGGGGTACCATATCATAGGCGCTTTTCGTCTTATGAAGTGTAGGATACTGTGGTAAACGTACTTACTGGCGTATATGTCAAAATGGATATGTTTGTAGATGTAAGTGTCAAATGCCTTGAGCAACCCTATATACCCCTCTTGGATTAGGTCGTTAAGATCAAACCCATTTTTTCGTGACCTTGACCAGCATTCGTAGGCCCTTTTCTTCACCAGCCATCTGTATTTTTTCGCAGCTTCATCCTTCGTCATCTGCAGGACTTCGTTATACGCACGGATCGGCTTTTCTCGCTTCTTTTTTTGTGGCAATGATGCATTTGCTTCTTCGGTCCTTATTGGATTTCATCATTCGCAAGGCTTGATACCGAGACTCAAGGCTGATGCTAGGGTCTATCGCTGCCTTAAACCACTCCTGCTTAACCAGTGTTTCCTGAGCTATTGCCATCCTTCATCATTCCTTTCCAGAGCTTGCAGGCGCAGACTTACTCATGTCTTGGTACTTCCAGCCCAACATTTCATATTGCTTCTTCAAGCCAGGGAATTTGGCTGCAAGCTCACCTCTGCGGTATTCTTGTACCTTTGCCGCTACAAGGTCATATTGAGCCTCTAGCTTCGTCCTAGTCTCTTCTTCGAGCAAAGGGTCCTCAAGTATTTTCGCCTTTGTTACAAGCCACTCTAGCGACCGTTGATAGCCTGCTTCATCGGCGATTTGTCTTCCCATGTTCCCTCACCTTCTTCTCGAAATCTTCCTTCTGTTCTTTATTCAGATCCGTGAAACGGCCATTCTTGCGGTTGAAAAACATCTGTATAGTCCCGGTTCCGATTTTCCTACCCTTGGCTACTATCAACTCAATGAGTCCTTTGAGCACTGTATCCGGGTAATAGTAGTCATCTCGGTACAGGAAGATAACAATGTCTGCATCAAATTCGATGTTCCCTGACTCCCGCAGGTCTGACATTAGCGGGCGCTTATCCTGGCGATCCTCGCATTTCCGTCCAACACTTGATATGCAAATTACAGGTATATTGAACAGCCGGGCAATCTGCTTGAGCTCAGCAGACACATATGACACTCGCTCGCTGGTGCTCTTGAATGTTTTCTCCGTTCCGATTAGTTGTAGGTAGTCAATATAGACAACCAGGCGTGGGTACTTCTGCTTGAGCGCCTTTATTTGTCGTTTGATGTATTCCAGAGTCATATACGGTGTGTCGTCAATGTAGATAGGTAGGCTTTCCAGTAACTCCAGTGCCTTGCTGTAGCTGTCCCAGTCATTTTCAGTGAGGCGTCCCGTTCGAATCTTCTTGCTGTCTATACCGCCAAGGGCACATATAAATCGCTCTGATACATCTTCTCCAGGCATTTCGGCGCTAAATAGTACAGGTGTGCTCCCTCCCGTAGCAGTGGCGATGCTGTCATTAACGATGAACGCCGTTTTTCCGATGGATGGCCGCGCTGCAATGTAGATCAAATCCCCGGGCTGGTGTCCGCTACCCATATCATCCAATTCAGCGCTGGCCGTTTTTGCCCCTGTTAGACCTGCTCGCGAACCACGGGCCATGATTTCCTTGTGATGGTCTGACATAAGGTTGTATACCTTCACTGGGCCTGATACATCCTTACCGTTCTTCAATTCCTCCAGCTCAGCAAGCCTTTCTTGTACCTCATCAGGTTTTAGAGATCCAGCAGCCGCAGCATCAAATAACTTAATCTGTTCGCGTTGGACGTAGGCCTGTCTGATCGCTTGCTGATACTCTCGAAAATGTCCTGTAGAGGGCTGGGATGTGCGAAGCTGCGTCAGATAACTGATACCACCGATCTTCGCAAGGTTAGCTCCCCAGTGCGAAGCCAGCACTACGGGATCAAACGGATCTGGTGAACCCTCAAACTTCTCAGCAGCATACTTAAGGGTAGTCAAGATCAAACCATGTCTATCATCTGCAGTAAATTCGTCAGGAGCGAGGAAACAATCATCTATCAGGTTTGGCTGCTTTAATATGGAGCCCAGTACAGCGCGTTCAGCTTCAAGATTCATCCATATTCACCCGCGTTCTCTTCTGATGTCGCTCTAGCCGCTCCCTTATGTGCTCTGGCATAGGTACTGCATGCTCCAAATCTTCTTGCAGTGCCAATGCGTCTTGTTGTTCCTCAGCCCGTTGTAGAGCATAGAATGATTGTTCCGGTTGGCATTCCTCTATAATCTCAGCAGGGGTAGGAGCAAATTCCTTTTTCACCTTGCAAAGCCTCCGGACTGCTTGGTTCGCTGCATCGTTGGGTATGTCGCGTAACAGATCTGTCCAGACGGCTATTACATCGCCCACCTCATTTTCATTGATCACAAAACTCCGGTAAGCTGCTGAAAGGTATTTCAGTAGTGCTGTCACACCGACTCGATCCAATGCCCTCTACCTCCCTCCGCAAAGCCCGATCAAGCACACTGCCCGTATTCTTTGGTTTACTTACTTCCAGTTGCAGCATCCCCTCCGGGTCCACTACGTCATAATCTTCATATCTCTTTTGGTTTAAAAAGGTGGAAGGATGCGGGATGTACTTCTTATCTGTTTTGAGCAGAGAGCATGTCTCTGCAAAATTAGCTGTATTATGAATTGCGATTTCCGGATCAAACTCTTCATTTTTGCATAGCTTCTCCCAAGCCTTTTTAGCAGCATCTTTTGATACCTTGCGAGGGTAGTTTTTATAGAACTCATCAAACCGTAGTGTTTTTTCTTTAAAGATTTTCTTTAAAAGATCTTTTTCTTTTAATGGGGGTCTAATCTGATCCCTCCAAACGTCTACTTGGGGGCTCAAATTTGATACCTCGGGGGTATCAAATCTGATACCTCGACCATCTGAATCATCTGAGTCTTGGGGTATCAAATCTGATACCTCGAAAACATCATCATCGCTCATGTCCTCACCACTTTTCTGAATAGTCCATTGCTCAAAATGTTTATTGAATGATAGCCGCCTCGGCATTACGCTTGTTTCTTTTTGAACGACCGTCAGCACCCTTGATTTGATAAGCAAACCCACCTCGCGCTTAACCGTGCTTGCAGGAAGCTTGGTAAGCTGCTGCAAGAAGGTTAAAGCGAATCCGTGGTCTTTCCGGCTGTAGCCATATGTGTAACGCCAGATGATCAGGACAATCCTGAGCTGTGAGGCGTTGAACTTACGCTGGCCCACCTCAACTAAAATCTCGTTTGCTATCCGGGTGAATCCGTCCTCAAGTCCTGGTCCAGCCATTTCACCTCACCACTTCATTTGTTTTCAGGATGCTGACGATTTGCGCTCCTCTTCGATCAGAATAAGCAACGTATCTGCTGCATCCCCAGGGTCCGCGCTGCAGTCAACAATATTGATAATCCGAGCTCTAAGGTACTTAGTTCTCAATTCCCATTTCTCAGCTTCAAGACGCTTTACTTTCTCTTGTAATTGGTTCCGTGCCTGCGTCATCTGCTCCAGCTCCGCCAGTGCGGTCTCACTCATTTCCTTGAGGTCGTCGTACTGTCTTTTACTAGGGATAGGATGCTGTTGCCTATCTTCATGCAACTTCAAAGCACAGATTCGCGGGATTATCTCCCCAATATAAAGACCGTCAGTAACCTGATAACCGATATCGAATCCGAATCCGTTACTTACTTCACGAACATTCAGTTTTTCATTAGGACCAATCACCTTGCCTGACTGAGTTTTATATTGTGAAAGCATCTTGATTTTCATAGTGCTCGCTCCTTCTCATATAATTGCTCCCGGAATTCCTCGGCCCACTCTTTGCCCGCTCGGGTATAGTCAATCCAATTGTGGCAGGTCCCCGTGTTTGTCGATGGCCCGCAGAGCATCGCTACATCATTTACCGTCGTCTCCTCTTCGATCTTCCACCGCCGTAAAAGGTGAGCACACTGCAGGTAGCCCCCACGTCCGCACCTCTCACAGCAGCCGCCTGAACGCTCTAGCGCCTTGTCATACACTTCACTCGATATCGCGCCGCGCTCCTTAGCTGTACGCTTGCCGCGTTTGTGTTTAGGCTTAGGATATGGATGGAATCCAAAGGCACTCATCAGTACAGTGCCAGTTCCGCGTAATGCTTGATGCGGCCTATCTTTTTGGTGAGGCGGCAGTATTCACATTTCTCGCAGCGGATCGGCTCCTCTGCACCGGACTTGACCGCCTTGACTCTCTCTATGTGGTTCTCCACGATTCTCAGATGTGATGCTATAACATCGTGATCGAAATATATGACTTCATGGTCAGGCGGGTCTTGCTTGGTCACTACCACCAGATGAGGTAACAGCCAATCTTCCGCTTTCCGCCAGCAGGCTCGGAGCTCTATCTCGGCGTACACGGACATTTGAATGGTGTACCCGTAATGGTCTAGGAAATTCTCATAGGCCTGAGCCTCGGAATTCCAGAACTTGCTGTCTATATCTTTGACCGCCTTGAGGTCTGCAAAGAGAATGCCGGGCTGGTAACTGTCCATCATGATCTTCCAAGGAATTCCGAATAGCTTAGCAGTCATGATGACCTCTTTCTGCCCGGCTAGGGCTTTCATAACGAGCGGGTCCTGCTCAAGCACCTCTATCATTTTGTTGCAGTGCTTGAAATTAGATTTAAGCTGTCCTTTGGTCTCGCCGCGACTGCTGTATAAATTGGGATTCTTGGCCTTGAACTCTTCCAGAGTCCCCTCATTCCAAGCGTGTACGTAATGCCCTTCCGTGAATGCCTCTGAATGTGGTCGCTCATACTCCCCTCTAAGTTGAGCCATAGCAGCAGCCTCACAACCGCCGAAGGATGGAACGAAACTCTTGAACTGGCTCACGCTCATGTAGTGAAGGTTGGCGGCTTGGCTGTAGTAGTTACTCTTGTTGAGTTCCATCGCCAGCCTCCTCGGTGACCTCCGTGTACTCAGCGTCAATTACAGTAGTTTTAGGGTTGAGTGGGCTGTCCTGCTTTGGCTTTGGCTCCTGATTAAAATCCATCTCAGCGGCATCTTCAAATGCTTCGCGTTGCTCAATGGTGTCAAAGTCCAGGTCGATATTCTTACATAGCCTCCGAAGTACAGTCTTTCTATACATCTCGCCCGGTGTAACGACCCAAGCTTTTGAATACTCTCCGGTTTTGTTGGATTTGCGAGAGAAATTCACTTTAATCAACTCTATTTCTTCCGTGCTCATGGTGTCATAGGACATTGTGCCGTCTTGATAATTAACAATCGCAAATGCGCCTATAATAGGTCCGTTGTTAAACGGCTTCGGCCTGAAATTTATGACCTGCTTACCTGCCACAATCTCCTCCGAATAGTCATCTCCCTCGCGCACTAGCTTTGCGTATATCTCCCGCACAGGCTTAGTGCTGTATTTCTTGGCGAGTTTCACTTCACCCTTGTAATCCGTCTGGAACTCTGCCTGACCTTTATACACGACCAAGTAGCATTCTTTATTGAAGAAGTCCAATCCCAAAAAAGCGCCTCTGAGCATTACCCTTGCAACACTGATGGGTGCACAATCTTGTAATCCTTGCGTGTCTTGGAGTACCGTCATACAGTTTTGGAGGAACCGGGTTTTATTAAAGCTTGTAGGCATTGCCTCGCGCTTGCTTTCAAGTAATTTTTCAAGATTGTCATGGATGACAAGTAAATGATTTGACAAAGCAATCACTCCCCTGATATATTTTGCGTATCATTTTTTTGAAGACTGTCTGACTAATGCTCCTGGTTGCCGCCGGGGGCATTATACTTATTAGGTGGGTATTGCTCCCACGGGTCCAAAGTGCGTACTGGGATTGCTGTTGGTACGTCTACGGCCTCTATCATGCATGCCAAGCAATGGGGCTCAGCTGGGATGTATACAGCATGTGTAGCTGGTGCTCCGCATCCACATTTAGTAGGCTCTATCTGCCAGCACAAGGCCCCTCACCCCTTTCCCTGTATTGGAGTTTTTCGCGCTCCAGTTGGATGACTGTCTGAATGTCCATCATCACACCGCCAAGCTGTAGGTACAGGCGATTCCCAATCTTTCTACCGTTTCTGTACTTGCCCGTCATGTGAACCGCGCCTCTAGGTCATCCAGCTTCTCAACAAAGTGCGCTACAAGGTCCATTTGATCATTGCACTGTGCTGTATAGGCACCTTCTTTATAGCAGTCAATCTGGTGGACAAGGGTAGCATTCTGCTGCAGGCTGTGGTACAGATCAAGCTTGTCGATTGTAGTCAGCTTATCGAACCCGCCCTTCTGCTGTGCTAGAAAGGCCAACTCCGCCAGCCTGCGGTGAATTGGGTGGATCATGATTGCCATAAGCTCACGCTCCTCTCATTCTGGTGCCATCTCGCCCATGATCTGAGCGCATGTATAGCAAATCTTGCCGTCATCCACTTCCAGCTCACCGGGTTCCTCTTCGCACAGCAGGCACATTTTCGGAGGCTGTAGCAGCTCGGGGTTATCTGGCTGCCAATGGTCTATGAATCTGATGGCTGAGTCATAATCTTTCTCCAGCGTGTCCCGGTAAGACTTGATTCCGAAATTCCGCTTGTAACCTCTCCAAAACATTGAGAAAGCCCGCCGTCTGTTGTACTTGTATCCCTCTGATTCAGGCGCTCCCAGTAGCTCAACCATTCTGACCTTACCGCGCCTCTGAATCGCATCCTGATCCTTCTTGGTGCAAATGACCCGATTGCGTAGCCGCTCTACCTCAGCCTTGTAGAGTGCAAGCTCTTTGGCAGCAGCTTGTGCCTCTTGAAGCTGCCCCTCACTAAATATCAATAACTCCGTCTGCATTACCTCCTACCTCCTCTATCACTGGATTTTGTAAGGCTGTATCCCACTTAGCTCGGTTCCGGGCTATCGTCTCCTCAAGCTCGACCCAAAACCGTGTAGCATACTCCTGAGCCTCCCTGTGCTCCGCAATCGACGTGAAGTACATCAACGCCGATGATAGGTCCACATCCACATAGGCCCGCGTCTTGTTCAGCGCCTCCTTCATCTTTCGGAGATTCGCCCGAGCGTTCTCCTCGCTGGCGTTCCGCTCAAGGATCTCCTGTTGAAGTGTCCGGTTGGTTTGCTCAAGCTGTTGCAGTTCTTGCTGGAGCCGATCCAGTTCCGCCTGATCTTCCTTGGAGCGACCTTTCTTCTTCTTCAAAGCTTCCAGTTGCTGTTGCAATGACTCTTGCTGCTGGATTGCCTGTTGCTGAGCTTCCTCTGCTTGCTCGGCCCTCTTCTTAATTGCTTCCGCTTCCTTCTCTGCAGCCTGCAGAGCTTTCTTTACCTCCCTCAGCTCCTTGACCGTCATCTCATCAACCGTTTTGGATTCACCTGTCGAAGGTATTTCATGGGGCTGCTGAGTGAATTCCTCCCGGTCAACTGATTCAGGAAGGGACAGCATTTCGAAAATCTTCCCGGTGGGCAAATCGTACGACGTCGTACGATTCCCAAACTGCTCATAAGCCTGAATCATTCGTGTTGCTGTTTGAGGAACTATATCCAATGATTCCAGCCATCTGGCCCACTCCCCATGTGCTAGGTCATTTTCTTTTACATGTTTCAGTCGCTTGCCGATCTCAAACACTGAATGTCCTGCTATCTGTTTGTAGCTGTTTATCTCGGCTGTGATCGTTTGAAGATCAGATGACAACATCAGCTCGCTCATTCACTTACCACCTCAACGCTTTCATCACGGTATCTATCAATGAGTTCGAATAGTTCTGTGTAGAAGTTACGAAGCTTACCACCTTCTACACTTCTGAGATTCTTAATGCCTTCTTTTCTGAAAGCCAGCCTAAACGCCGCATACAGTCCTGTTTGATTCTGATACCAGTGACCGCAACCATTGTTGTAGTCGCCTTGCAGTTTCATTTGAATCTCTTCACGTATCCCAAGCCATTCAGGTGAGTAGGCTCCTTGGTAATAAGGAGTTTCTTGCTTTGACAACTCACGCATAACATCCGCTTTGATATCCTTAGCCAGTGCGGCTAACTGTTCTGGTGTCATAACGATTGCATTTGGGTGCATATTAGGTCTCCTTTCTGCCAATAATGACTAAGCTGTCTTCCATCCTTTTTTCACGGCCTTTCGTCCGATAAAAACGGATTCTTCACCACAAAAAACATGTTCTTGGGGAACTGAATAAATTTCGAGCAATGTACTAAGTAAATCCCACGGAATTTCGCTTGAATCAGCTTCATATCTGCTGATAGTAGCAGGGCTTTTCTTTGCTAAATGAGCCACTTCCTTTACTGTCATTCCACTGTTTGTTCTAGCCGCTCTTAAAGTGATTTTGAACGCCATTTCCTTGCCTCCAATCAGTCATTGTGTGTTGCTGGTTACGACTATAATTCGTTTTTAAAGAACTGTCAATACGTTTTTAACTAACATTTTATGCTTGCAATAACACAAAAAATCGTTTATAACGTATATATGCTGTATACACATTATAATTTTATATAAAAAAACACATTCAGGAGTGAGTAGAGTTGGCTAGAAAAAAATACACAGAATTTGAAAAAGAAATAATGATCAAATCAGCAAGAAACCTAAAAGAAATCTTGAATAGGAAAGGCGTTTCTCAAAAGAGCCTAGCTGACGGGATTGGACTTTCTACAAGTGTAATTTCAGACTATGTTAACGCTAAAACTCTAATTACTCCTGGCAGCTTAGAGCGGATCGCAGCATTTTTGAAAGTTGATACAACTGAGATTTACAGTGCTTTTAATAATGAAAAAAACTCTAATGCAAGATCATTAGAGTCTGATACTTTTGATATTGAGAAGATGGCAGAAGGTGTTTTGGAGTTTAGAGGAAGAGTGCTTACTGAGGAAGAAAAAGAAAAATATCTTATGATGACTCGTGCGCTATTTGAGTAAGCAGAACATTAGTTAAATACTTCTCAAGTTCAGATGTATCTTTGCCTTGATTCCTTAATTGTTTGATGTGCTCATCTAGGTCATAGTTGTTTTTGAGTTCTTGTGTTTTAATAGGTCATCGCTCCCTGGTGTGTTTTCATGTCCGTCTTATCTAGTAAATTGAGTATATCACGGAACAATAAAAATGCGAACAATATACGAACAGATTAAACGGACGTTTTTCGGGCGTTTTTCGGATGATAAAAGCAGCATGATATTTATTACATAATGAGAGGAGCGTATGGTTCTTGGCATACTCCCGTGGGAGGTGCCTGCTAGGATACTGGCTGTATAAGAAGGGCATGACCCAAACTGAGCTAGCTCAACGCATTGGATGGTCTAACAGAATGGTATCTCACTGGTGCCGTAACGAGAGGCTAATGAGCGTTGAAGCTATGTACACTGTGGCAGAGGTCCTCGATATACATATGGAGGATTTATACCAGTGGCAAATAACAGCCGATCCCCGCAGGCGAGGCATGTAAGTAAGCCTCCCCCGGAACAGTTTAGAACGCATACGTTCATTTACTAACTTATATTTAGCTTACACCAAACTGGCGGAAAATGCCGTCGAACAGTGTCGAAAGCAAACGACCGTTCGCCCCCTGGTGAACGGTCATGCAATCATAGGTATTCCATTATTTTCTTCACATTCCTCCGTGACACTTTGATTTCCAATGGGTGTGACCTTTTGTCGAATGACAAAATATTTTTGATTTCGTCATATTTTTCTAGTTCAAAGGCATTAACCCACACCGCTCTCGATACCTCAATGTACCCCATATCCCTCAGGCTCCCGGCCCATTGGCCTACCGTCCAAGGTGACGCATAATCCTGCATTCTACCGTGAAAAACAACTTCATCCTTGATAGACCTAAAAGCTAGAATATCCTCTATATGGACCATATCGAAGCACCCATCTTCCCCTACCAGTGGCAACAACATAGCAGCACCCCTCATTATATTATTGGTAAATATTGTGCCGCATATATAGAAAATTTATCCTAGGACTGGTAGACTATTGTTGATAATTGTCAGAGGGGGATACAACTTTATGATTATGAAATACCTGAAAGCCGGATTCGGTCTATTGCTGTTAACGGCCTTAATTGCATGTGCAAACCCTGAACAAGCTGCTGTTCCAGCAGATAGTCAGAATGCTACAGACACTAAAACTACTGCGGCGGAAACTGCACAACCGGTTGAGAAATCAGAGGAGCCAGTGAAGGCGGAGGAACCTGCTAAAGAAGAGGAAAAAGATACTCCTGTTGAAGAGACGGAACCAGCAATTGATTGGGAAAGCGAGATTGCCACTATTGCTAAGGACGGTAGTTTATCCTCTACTCAGAAGGCAGATCGTGTTGAAATAATGGCTGGCAAATATGTGGTTGGCAGTCTTGAACTGATGGATTTCGAAAAGTACATTGTGGATGAGTATAAAGAGGGTCGCTATCTCGAAAAAGCGGATGACGATGTTTACATGCTGACTAATATATTCAAAGCTAAGATCGTAGAGATGGTAAACGGCGATATACCTCTTGCTCAATTTGCTTTCGACTTTTACCAAAATACCAAATATGTCTATAGAGGTGTTGATACACCAGACAGCGAGAGCGTGAAATCAAATGAGGAACAGATGGATAAGGCCTTACGATAACGCCAAAGGGGGAAATATGTTCAATTACAACACTGTTATCAAATTATTGCTAATTGGCCTTGTTGTCGTCATTCTCACAGCTTGCGGAAACAAAGAACCCGCGCTTAGTGATCAAGAACAAAAAGCAGTTGATGCATTGAATGCAACACAAATGTATATAGAAAATGCTGAAAATATTGAAGAGACCCATAGCACTAATCACGAATCGACCGCTGATTTCGTTCGTGTGATAATGGCTGATTATGAAGGACCTGATAAATATATGTTCGAAGTATTGGCTAATATGGTAGAGGATAATAAACTGGATGAAGTCAAAGACTTACATGAATCCTTGTCAAAGGACCACAAACTGGAGTGATATTAAGCTGAGCAGTTACTTATGTAGCTGCTCTTTTTTTTATTTCCATGAGTGGGTATAATAAGAACAACCGTTCTTACGAGGAGTGAAAGCCTTGGTAGCCCCACAAATGACAGACAGCGAGAACCAAGCGATAAAGATGTATATTATCCTGCCCATGATCCTGAGCGCGTTTGAGCGCGATTCTAAGGTCTTGGAGACCCCGGGCCTACTCAAGACACCTAGCCTATATACGGAGGCCATACACGCAGCAATGGACCGTGTGACACTGGATTTAAAAGAGGTGCGCCAAGTCATGCGGAGATCAGGCACCAAGGTATACAACGAAGAGCGGCGCAGAGAGGGCGTGTCAGCGGAGTATATATGCAGGGGATATACAGGTTCAGTCACATTGCTGTGGAACTACCTGGCTGCAGAGTCTATAAGACTCATGCGCACATATATGGGGCTGAATTATGATACCAACAAAAAATAGGGAGCAGTGAGGTTATCCCTCCTGCTCCTTATTTATAGTCCGGGATACTTTTTTAAAGCTTCTTGTGCTATCCGAACAGGATCATCTTGCCCGTCCGCAATCCGCATCAGCGCCTCCTGCAACATGTCAATCGTATCGCTTTTAAAATCATCATCGTCCAGCATTTCTGTATATTGTTTTAATGTAAAAGTGACTTCCTTTTCATTTGATTCAAGTACCGATCGGAGTCCACTTTTCACTTCCTGTTTTCGCTCTGCAATGTAACGTTTATGTTCTTCCCACTCTTCCCAATCAATCTTGATGATGATTCCCCTCCCTTTCTTTGTACTCCGTTTCCTTCTGTAACCGAATGATATCCCCAATATCAACCTCAAGTGCTTTACTCACTTTGACAAGCACGTCCAATGAAACAACATTGTCATTCATCAATTTCGCAATAGTTTGTCTGGTTAACCCGGTCAACTCCACCAAATCCTTTGGTTCCAGTTTTCGAATTACCATTAGTATTCGCAGTGGTTCATACGTAAACAT